TAATTTCTAAGAAAAGAAGTAAAGTTAATTTTGATTATTTCTATAGAAACAAATTATTTTCTTTGATGACTGAACTGGAGGATTTCAATGACTGAACCATATCAATCTGATTTGCTGCAATCAGAGATTCTACAAAAGATCTCTAATGCAAAGACGAAAAAAGAAAAAATCGATCTACTACAAAAGTATCGTAACGACGCCCTAGTTTCTCTTTTAATCTGGAACTATGACACAAGCCTTATCACCCTTATTCCAGAAGGTGAAGTACCATACACACCAAATGATGCTCCAGTGGGAACTGAACACACCCGACTTACTCAAGAGCATCGTAAGTTTTATAATTTTCTAAAAGGTGGTAATGATGGTTTGCAGTCCATAGCACGTGAACGAATGTTCATTCTGATGCTTGAGGGACTTTCTAAGGATGAAGCAGAGGTTGTCTGTCTAGTAAAAGATAAACAACTGCAGAAGAAGTATAAGATTACTTTGAATGTTGTTAAAGAGGCATATCCCGATATCGTTTGGGGTGGTCGTGGGTCATGATCTTTGAAGATTATGAACTCAAACAGTGGGCAAGAAAAGGAGTCCGTATTCTAAAAGAGAATGCGGACTTGTCCGTAGACAATCATAAAGGACTTCCCAATAATGCCTATGTAATTACTATGGAGTGGGAAGGTAATATCTGGCACGACATTGTTCAATCATCAGCAAGGGTTAATATCTTTGACATGTATTATGACAAGTTTGGAAAAGACACTGTAAAGAAACTTGTTCAAAGTGAAGGTAGGGTAAGTCCAAAATTGTATGATGCACCACCTCAAAAATGAACTCAGACAAATCAAAAAGAAATAAACTAATCATAGTAAGTGTTGTAGTGTCTTTAAGCATTGCAACACTTTCTCAGTGTAGCGGAGTATCCGAAACTAGTTTGTGGGATGTATTTGATGAGATACAAAGAAAGTATTTTCCACAAACCATTCTAAATGAACTCATAATCAAAGATCCCGAAAAACTAGATCGTAGAATTAAAAGGGATGTTGATAGAGCATTAGAAAGAGTTACACCTGAGTATGATAGAATTATTGAAGAGTCTGATAGAAAATACAAACCAAGATACGTGGACGAAAAGAATGATGAAACCGTCTGTTACACAGATGAATGTAAGTCCCTCGCTCCCCCAATGCGTATCTGCGCTCCATGGGTTGACAGTTGCCCAAAAGACTGATAAAATCATTACAAGACCAATCTAGGAGGATAGTGTGAGTTCTGTTAAACTAGTTGCAATCACCCAAGGTGCAGGTGAACTAATTGAAAAAAATGCACAAGAAGTAATCTCTTATATTACTCGGGTTAGTAACCCAAATAACCAACTTAACTTTGATACTTCTGCAGGACTTCTGCGTTACTGTATCAAACACAAACACTGGAGTCCTTTTGAACATGCATACATGACTCTAGAAATCAATACCAATCGTGGTATTGCAGCTCAAATTCTTCGTCACAGGTCTTTTACATTCCAAGAGTTTTCTCAACGTTATGCAGATACAAATCTCCTAACTGAAACTCTTGAGGTTCCAGAACTTCGTAGACAAGATACTAAGAACCGTCAAAATTCTACAGATGATCTTGATGAGTTTCTCAAGGAAGCACTAGAAAAAGAAATTGACGATCACTTTACCCAGAGTAAACTTCTCTACAATAGGTTGCTTTCTCAGGGTGTTGCAAAAGAATGTGCTCGTTCTGTTCTTCCCATCAACACTCCAACTCGTATTTACATGACAGGTTCTTGCCGTTCGTGGGTACATTACATTGATCTTCGATCTGCAAATGGAACTCAGAAAGAACATATGATTATTGCAGAACAATGCAGGGATGTGTTCAAAGAACAGTTCCCAGATATTTCTGAGGCGATGCAATGGTAGATGAGATTAATTACCAGGAAGTTTGTTACGGTCTACTAGAAGATAATAGAATTCTAATGGAGTGGTTACGAATCGCAATTAAAAACATTGATGATCCAGACGACTCTGAAATTCTAAAAGTAAAAAAAGCATATCAAGCTTATTTCAAAATGATGAATGGAGAAACCGATGAACAATGAAGAAGTTCTGAAACTAGCAAAAGAATGTGGATTGGTATACAATAACAATCATGACATTTTGGAGTTCTATCAAAAAGTCCGTAGTAAACTAAAAGAGGAATTCGGTCTCAAAGAAACTGAAAAATGAACATCTTCTATTTGAATTACAACCCAGTCATTTGTGCCCAAGAACACTGTGACAAACATGTAGTAAAAATGATTGTAGAGTATGCACAACTTCTTTCAACTGCTCATCGTGTTCTTGATGGTATTCCCTATGATGATATTTCTAACAGGGGGAGAAGAGTCAAACGATACAGACTCGATGAACCAAGGGAATCAAACCTTTACAAAGCTTGTCATACCAATCATCCTTCTGCTGTTTGGGTTAGAAGTTCTTCTTCCCACTATAAGTGGCTCTACGAACTCTTTGAGCAATGCTGTATTGAATATACAAGACGGTACGGTAAGTTTCATTCAACGGAATCCTTAAAGTCTTATCTGCAGAGGGTTCCCTCTAACTTACCTCCACTTGGTTGGAAGGATCCCCCTCCCGCCATGCCCGATAAATACAAAGTGAAAGGAAATAGTATCCAGTCATATAAGAATTATTATATAGGGGATAAGATTACTTTTGCAAAATGGAAATCACCTTCAAAACCGCCAGAATGGTTTTTAGAAACATTGGAGATTGAACATGCCAACGTATGAATTTCAAAATAAGGAAACTGGTGAAAGGTTTGAAAAGTGGATGTACATGGCAGAAAGAGAAAAGTTTCTTGCCGAACATCCAGAACTAGAACAAATTCACACTAAAGGTATCAATGCCGTTAGTGGTGTGGGTCTTAAAGTACCGTCTGGATTCAAAGATGTACTACAAAAGATTCACACCGAAACCCCAGGTTCCCGACTAAACATTTAGGAGATACAATGCCGACACGTCGTAGAAAGAACAATCAAGAACAATCTTTTGCTGATATGAGTAGTAAAAAACTGAGACGCAAAAAACCCATCAATTCAGATATGATGGTTGATATCAAACCTCTGACTCCATCCCAGGAGAGAGTTTTTCAAAGTTATGCAGAAGATAAGAACTTGTTCTTGTATGGATGTGCAGGTACGGGTAAAACATTCGTAAGTTTATATCTCGCCCTCAAAGATGTTCTAAATGAACATACTCCATACGAAAAAGTTTATCTTGTTCGTTCCCTTGTAGCAACACGCGAGATCGGTTTTCTTCCTGGCGATCATGAAGACAAGTCATCTCTTTACCAAATTCCATACAAGAATATGGTAAAATATATGTTTGAGATGCCAGACGACGCTTCATTTGAAATGCTGTATGGTAATCTCAAAGGTCAAGAAACTATCTCTTTCTGGTCAACTAGTTTCATTCGTGGTACTACTCTAGATAAAGCAATCATCATTGTAGATGAATGCCAGAATCTTAACTTCCACGAACTAGATTCTATTATTACTAGGGTAGGTGAAGATAGTAAGATTATTTTCTCAGGTGACGTAAATCAAAGTGACCTCATTCGTACTAACGAGAGAAATGGTATTCATGACTTCATGCGAATCATTCAGACCATGGATGAGTTTGCATCTGTAGAATTTAATATTGAAGATATTGTTCGTTCTGGTCTCATTAGAAGTTACATCATCAGTAAAATTAATCTAGGATTTTAAATATGTTTGTCCACATTGAGAATACTCTAGGGTATTCAGATTTAGATAATGAGATTGTAGATGGAGTTAGGTACTATGTAACTCCATCTGGCAAACGTTTAAAGTCTGTAACCTCAGTAACTTCTGTCAAATCTAAATCAAGTATTTTAGAGTGGAGAAAAAAGGTAGGTGAGGAAGAAGCAAATAGAATCTCTACTAGAGCTGCTACTAGAGGTACTCACCTACATTCCATTATTGAAGACTACCTAAATAATAATCTCGTAGAAGAAGAACATAAATCTAAGGTTTTACCTTGGTTTATGTTTAAGAGCATGGTTAATGTTCTGAATAATATTTCTAACATCCATTTACTCGAAGGTGCATTGTATAGTGATGTACTTGAGTTAGCTGGAAGAGTTGATTGCATTGCAGAATACAATGGAGAACTTGCAATCATTGACTTTAAAACTTCTACGAAAGAGAAAAAACGTGAATGGATTGAACATTACTTTGCACAGACATGTGCATATGCAATGATGTATTATGAACGTACAGGAATCAAAGTCAAAAAACTTGTAGTCCTTATTTCATGTGAGGATGGAACGACTCAAGTTTTTGAAGAGTATGATATAATGAAGTACATGAAAGTATTTTTAGGGTATCTTCAAGAATGGAACAAAACGCAGAATGAGCAAAAACAAAAAACTTGATGAATTTTTAGATGGACAATTTTTAACTATGAGTAAATTTTCGATGGATGTCGAAATGGTTGTAAAAGATAGTAGAGGATCACTCAACTACATTGAAGCAATCATTTCTTATTGTGAGGACAATGAAATTGATTTAGAACTAGTACCAAAACTATTGTCTAAACCATTAAAAGAAAAAGTTAAGGCAGATGCACAGAAGATGAATTACATTCGTAAAACATCCGTAGCAAAACTACCTATTTAATATGGACGGGTACGAAACTTATAAAACATACTTATCATTGAAGTTGCACTTTTCAAAAGACAACTATGACTTTTTTAAGTTTAACGGCAAAACAAGATCCAACCCAGAGTCTTTTGAGAAGAGAAAAGATAAATACTTTTTCAAAAAAATATCATCGAAGTTCGATGACAATACAATCATAGAATACTTTGTGTCTCTATTTGTAAACGACAAAAGTACTTGGATAGGAAACATCCTAGACAGGGGTAACGAAGAAGTTTACAAATCCTGGAAAAAGAAGACACAAAGTATTTCTTATTTGTTTGAAGAAGATATAGACAAACTGATTAACAAGTATGAGAAACTAGACTCTTGGTTTTCTATTAAAAGTACTCATCCTCCAATCATAAAGGAATACTTATCTGGGAACATTCATTTGGAGACTGTAGTAATTCTTAACAAACTCTTAAACTTTGTGCCAGACCTTGACAAGCGCATCGCCG